ATCACTTTAGAAATAGTTTTTAGCGCACCGCCTTTTCCTCCTCCTAAAAATCCTTGAATGATGCCTAGCACTTACACAGCTCCTGAAATTTTTCCTAGAACTATAATTACTACGAGAGCAACGATACCAGCTTTAATCCAGTCTTTCATGCCCCATTCGCTCCACTCTTTTAAGTGTTGCCATATGTCTTTTAAAAGTTTCATAAAACCTCCTTTAAAAAAAATAGTCTACCTTAATAGTTTAATGTTCGCAAGAATTACAATGACAGTCTTCTTTACTACAACAAGACCCTACTTTACTGCAATGACAGTCATGCCCGCAGATTTTGCAGTCCACTAAAATAATCCCTTAAAAGGAACCTTTTTAATTTGTACTTTACTTCGTTGTCCTTTTGGTCCAGATCCTAAATTATCATTAACCTTTGGTCCTTCTGCGCTAGCAGTGTAAGTATCAATAATTTTCTGTTGATTAACAAATTTTCCTGCATACGGATTCATATCCTTACTTACAGTCATTTTTGCATTAGGGTATTTAGAACCATTAATAAATCTTGGTTTTGGGTTATTTAATGACATAGTATATCCTTTAGTGATAAGTTATTTGTTCGTGCTTTATTATAAAACTTTTATCAGCAAAATCAAATAACATTTGTGCATCTTTTACTCCCACCTCTTCTATAAGAATAAGCTTGGCTACATTGATCAAAGCTCCTGAAAAGTCAATGGGATTGAGTTTTTCTTTCTCTATAAGCTCCCGAGCTTTAGAATATATGTCCCTAATCAATCTATCGGGGTTTTCTATCATATTTCATTTTTTTTTGTTTTTCCTGATCTTGCATTTTTTTTAATGAAACACGAGCTCTAAGTTCAGCAATATCTTCAATAGATTCTATTTTTTGTTCTTGAAGATCTTCTTTTTGATCAAACTTCATTTGATCTAATTTTATTTTTTCTTTTCCTTCATTTACTTTGCGTTGAACATCAGAGGCCTGTATATCTAATTCTTTTTCACGGAGCTCTATTAATTGATCTGCACCTTCTGCCTCTAACATATCTTGCTCTTCTGCTACCATATTATTAGTTAGCTCAGCAATGCGTTCAGCAATTCGAGATTCAATTTGTGCTTGCGCTTGTTGCATTTGTTGTTGCATTTGCGGGTTTTGCGCCGCCGCTGGATCTTGTTGCATTTGTTGTTGCATTTGTTGTAACTGTGGTCCTGCTTGTTGCATAGTTTCTTCACGTGCCATTAATGCAATGTGTTCTGAAATATGTCCTTGTAATAAAGCCAAGACTTGTAAATTTGATTTAACTAATGAACTCGACATAAAAGCACGGTGTGCATCAATATGCGCTTGATGATTTTGTCCTTCAAAAGCACGAAGAGTTTTTAAACCCAATGCCATAGCATTCTCGATTCCTGGATCAACGGGTTGGGGTTGAGGAGGAGGAGGTAAAAGAGCTTCAATGTTTTGAACATTTAAAGCTTGATACATTCTACGATACGCTTCTTGTAAATTATGTTGTTCAGGTGCGGCTTGCGCTAGTTGTAATTGCATTTGCGCCAGTGCCACACGTTGTGACATTGAAAACATATTAGGATCAGAAACAGGGATAACATCAACTCTGTCATCAAAATCTGTTTGCTTAATCATTTGATTGCCACCCACTACCATATATGGATATTCCGGAGGAAGGAATGTACCGAAAACGGTGGCTAGTAATTTAAATTCATGTTTTTGTGCGTAATGTAAACGTTTATGGATTGCACTCATTACTTTAGCGCCTTGTTCCATCATGGCTAGGGTGGTTCCGACAGGTGCGTTTGTGTTTGTTTCTGCTATTTTCATATCTGCAATCGCTGCAAATTTTTGTCCAGCGTCTACACAAAAACCTAATAACTGAAATAATACTTGATCAGGGCCTTTATATGGAAGTGGCATTAAGCCAGCTCGTAAGTCCCCGCTCGGTGCGTCTATATCTCTAAATTCTCCTGGTTGTAATGGTGAATCATCATCGGCAATTCTAATTCCTCTAGCTTTAAACCCTGCTGGTAAGTTTGATAACGTTCCGGCATCAATAAGTTGACGAAGCGTGGAGGTAGCCGTTCTTGATAAACCCCCGAGCATATGGATAAGACCAAAACCATAAAAACCCAAACCTGGAAGAAACTTATAGTGAACAAAATATCCAATTTTTTTTCTAAGTGGATCGTCTTCTTTATAATTTCGGTAGATGGATAAAACTTTGTTGGATCCTTTGTCAACAGTAACAACATAAGGTACTTTAATACCAGTAGGTTCCCCAGTTTCCCCGTCTTTATCTTCGAATCCTGGTATGTCTAAATCGCAATGTACTTCATATAAGGTATACACCTCATCTGCATAGGCAACTTTGTTAATTCCTTCTAATTGATTGTACTTTTTCTGTATGGCTGTCTCGTCATTACTAACTTTGACGTCAATATCTCTATAAAACCCTGCAACCTGCTGTTTTAACAGGTCATTCTCTGATATTTTTACAATATGCGTTACACGTTCCGCCGATTGTAGGTCTGTTGCTAAATAATTTACTACTAAATCCTCACTTGGTATAAATTTTGACACTGCTGCTTGTTTTGTAGCATCATAATAGACTTTTTTGAAAGCGGACCCTGCAAGGGGAAGGTGAAACAACAATTGATCCATGTCAGGGGTGTATTCCTGCATCTTATCTGTGATTTGATAGTTCATATAATCTTGAACTCTGTCTGCTTGCGCTATAATTTCTGGTGTTTCGGCTCCGAGTACCTGTGTTTTCACTGGTCCCGCTGGTGGTAAAAGCTCTTTAAAGGCTTGCGCCTGGAAAGCTGTCACTGATTCCGCTAATAATGGATGTGTTACACCGCTTGCACCCTGAAAAGGCTCTGTTCTTTCATCATACTTAAAGCCTAATAGATCTAATCCCTTTGTATAGGCAAATTCCCACTCGTGCCGTGATTCGTGATCCGAGTCAAACTCTTGAACTATGTCGGATGCTATCTTACCTAACGTTGTATCATCTAAAACTTCTGCTAAATTGTCAGCGAAACCCGCTTCAAGGTCCGGCGCTGACGGATCAAAGTCAATAATGGCTCCGCCATCATCTGTTTCTTCTACTTCAATCTCCTCTTCTGCATTTAATCTTTTAACAACATCACCATCTTCAATGTTCATACTTACATCGTCTTCAATAACAGAAACGTTTTCCTTAACGGCAGTAATTCTTTTATCGACAGCCATTAATGTCTCGCCTTCCCATATCCACGTTTAGCTAAGCCGCCCGCTTTAAATTTTTTTGTAGGTTCGCTCCATGCTGATTCACCTACTTTAGTTTTTTTATTCACATTATGTTCGGTTACTTCCCCTTTAAATTTCTCTATGGCCTCCTCTTGTGTAAGACCTTCTTTTTTCATCATTCTTTTAATGAACGCTATAAAATTAGGATCATTTAAATCATAATCAGCATTCTCCATTATAAATCTTGATTTACCATTTTTTTCAACCGTATCATTCATATCTATTTCTTTGCCTTTCCATAACCACGCTTGGCTGCGCCACCTGATCTCATTTTCATGGGTTTCATTTTTATTGTGGAACCTTCTGCTGAACCTTTAGCAAAACCTCCCTGGTTAAAATCTTTAACGTAGTGTGGATTAATCGTAAACAACTCTTGTTTGATAATTTCTATTTGATCATTATCTCCTATTGAATAGGCGTCAGCTAAAAGATCATTTAATTGTTTTACTCTGCTCTCAGTCATACGCCTCCTAATAATAGCTTCGTTGCATTCCCAACATCAATGGTGGATCTTCATAATCTTCTGGATGCACAACAAAATTACCTTGACGAAACTTTAACATAGCTTGGGTCATACTGTCCACTAAATCATCATGTTCACCATATGGAAAAGCCGCACACTCTTCCACCATATCTTCTGTCCATCTTTCATCAGGCCGCCATACCATGCCAGCTTCAAATAAAGGTGAAACAGAATTTACACGTACATGCTTATCATTTCCTCGGCTCGGTGTAAAG